CCTATTAAAATTAATGTAATCCTTAAGTAATACAAACCTTCTTTGCCCTACCCTTTTCGGTCTAATTTAAGTACCGAACCCGCCGCATAACCCGACATACTATACGCTCAAACAGTAGTATTATGGTCTTTTAAGAGCAGAGTAATTTCGTGAAGTTCATTTTATTGAAGATCACACCCTTGATGATGTTGTTACTAGTGCCCTTATAGAGCCTATTATTAATGAATATCATCTTTTGTATTACTAAAATAAATTATATCATCTTCTCACTCGTTCAAGGGAGACATCTTATACCTTCATTATTCCTAATGAAGATTTTTGTTGGATTCCTCTCCTTTTGATCCACTCTAAGATACCTATCAAAGTTCTTGCTCGTATCGTCGCCGAAGGTAAAGATTAGCCTTATATTTACATTCCTCTTAGAGGTAGTCCCTTTACAATCTAACATTATGACCCTGAAGAATAAGAAGTTATGTAACTTTGTGATTAAACCTTTCTCTGGGGCGGTCGTTCAAACAAAGTTGTTTATGTAGAGAAAGAGTCACACGGCAGTTTCCTACCAACACCCTTATCCTAATATTTCACGGATTCATAAGACTTTTCTGATATTTCTAGTAACGATTTATATTAATTGTAATCTAATGTTAAAGTTTTTGACAGATCTAAGCCTTCTCTTGGTCTGACCTAAATTGGATTTCCCTAACCCATAGATCCAGTTCCGGGATTATAATATCATCTTAAATTGTAACGTTATGTTTACGTTCCCGATGTTTAAAGTACTCTTTGTTACGCTAAGTGCCTTGCTTTAACTTGTATGTCAACCCTTACTTCACCAAATTCATCTAGTGAAGACTCTTGGTTTAAATTAGGATTTGATGTATATTAGACAATCCTAACTTAAAAACTTATCAGTGACGATTAGTTCATTGATTTAGCCATAAAACATCAATTGATCAATCGGTCTTCACGATCTGATTGGGAAAATATGACTCCTAAGAAAATACGGTCGATGTTTCCAGGTTCACTATTGCGTAATTAAGATGATACTTCTTCTGGTATTTATATAATAGATATTGAAGACTCTTTACATGCCATATGGCTGTTACCAACACAATTTATCAAGCTTGATTTAGGTCCTAATACCTACTAGATCCCCTTTACTTACCTTAATACTTAGTATTAACGTTAGTCAATTTGCTAATTATATCGCAACTTTAAAATAAGTTTGTGTTATCAAGAGTCCGGGAGTTATTATAGTACTGTTTCAAAACCCACTCATTTTTTAACTCTAACATCGGATTCCTTTAAAATTTAACCTCTTTAGTTGCTTAGTACTAAACATTAAGAATCGTTATAACCCACTATCAAGGTACCGCCGCCGCCGCAGTAATAGATCACTTCTAAATAAACTACCTTAATACCCACTATTCAAAATACCTTTATCATAAGTAATAACACTGTTTTACCCCCTTAATCTACTTTTAAATTGGGACCTGAAGCTACCATTTGGTACAGAGACAGTTTTGGTATAATACCATCAATTAACTCATAACTTCCTAATAATGGTATGTACTCTCATCCTTTTTTGCGATTAGTTGTAGATTACTAGACTTGCTTGATCCTTCAATACACTTAGAAGTCATTAATAATGGATATTGGCTCAAAATATATGAAGATGCATCATCTCATTAATTGTCTCAATACCGATAATTAATTGATTCCAGTTCGTCCAGATATAAACGACTACGATGTTGAATATAATCTTAAATATCAGGAGAAGTGGCTTTCATTTCACTCATAACAAGTACTTAGAGACCGTTGCTCCGAGTGCTTATACAATCCTTTATTAGAATTTTCTCCTCAGTATTACACAAGTATTGATAGTTTCTATTATCCGGGTGTTTAAGATTTTTTAAAAAATACTAACAAACCTTGGTTTATTTCAGTTTAAGTAGTTCCTTAGAAATAAGGTAATTATTTCAACTTTGATGATGAAGGTTAATGTAGCGTTTTTTATAAAGGCTAATCTTTGTATATTTCTAATCAACCTAAAGGTAATGATAAAGTATATGAACATCCTATACTATTAATTGAGCCTGAAAGTGGTTAATATTACGGACGTGATTTTTAACTCCTTCATAAAGTTTAGACAGGGCCCAGTATTTATTAATGTCTGTTCAAGATTACTCACACATAAACACTTTCAAATCTTGTAGTCCGTTAAGAAATACCTGATAAAATACGTGGAGTAAAAACTAGAAAGATACATACTTAGTATAATGATAAAGTTATGGATATCATTAATATGCACCTTCTTACAGAGACTCGTGACGGGCATGTTTATAGAAGTATCTTAAATCCTTTAAATTCAATGACAATATTAACTCGTACAATATCCAATGTTTAATTGTCCTTTTCAAATAACAATATATCTTAGAAACATATCTTAGACCCAAATCTCCCAGATCTAATTATTTAGTAAGCTCGTGTATTAAATGATAATATACTCAGCAATGGTATCAGTTATTAATCTTATCTTGATAAAGCTTTAACATTACTTATTCGCAAGTTAGAATTCTACCTTCCTGATATAGCTAAAACTAATTTAGAGCGGTTTAGTGATCAATTAAACCAGGTCACTGTGAACGGCCGTGTTGAAACAATGCTGTACGATTTTCTTTAATTCTTTATAACATCCGTTTTTCTTCCATCTTTCTTCTACTATTTGAGTTTTATCGTTAATCTAACTTCAACCTGGAAACATTTGAGTATTTCTAAAATATTATGGATGACTACATTTGATATACCAATCTTTTCTTATACCTTTATTTTGCTTCTGACAGGTTGTATATTTAGTAGCTTTAAACTTGAATTAAGTAGATATACGTTGTTCTGTTCACTATTTGCTTACTTTGCTCCTTTCATTGGATTATCTCAACCTGCAGTCTATGTGCTTAATTATTTTTCTCTAATTTTTCATTGGTTGCATTTAGATAGGATAAATACCTTTCTAAAATTTTTGTTTTAATATTAACCAAACTAACGTCCAGTTGCCCCTGTAGTTAATTTAGTTGTCCCTGTAAATGGAAGGCAAAATCGAAGTAATTTCTAGAAGTTTTGGCTTGTTGTTACTCTTGTGATCGTTCTAGTTTTTGTTATGTTTATGGTGAAATTTCACTATAGAATTAGAATATTCTAGAATGAATCTAACAATGCTATTTCCTTTTCCTATGGAGTTATGGTCAAGAGAGGCTGGCGTCATTATCTACCTATACCTATTTTTATACTTTCAGCTTGTATTCATGAATTGTTATTCGTGTTACTTGTTATAGGTTATTTTTAAATGTAAGCTTTTGTTTCGTCTGATTAGCCTTAATAATGTAATGGGTATATTATCAAAGATGGTCCTTATGTTCCTTTATCAACGACACTTTCCAATTAATTATAAGATTGTCTGTCTAATCCGAAGAAGATGCTTAACTTAATAAAACCTGATATATCCTATCTTTAGGAGTTATATAGTGATGGCAAGAAGTAATTAAAGAAAGCAATACCTTAGGTTTATGTTAATTAATCTATAACTTAAACTGCTACTGATTAATCAATAATGATATCTAATTAAATAAATGCCCTTTGTGCATTTCTTGTTAGATAATGCACACCTATTTCTAGACCTCATCCAAAAACCTCTAAAAGCTTTTTATAATCTTGTTTGTCTATAGTAGATAGGTTACCTCTTTAAAATCTAATGAATAGTTATACTCCCGGAGAGTTTGACGAGTATCTGCGTAGTGTAGAACCTAAGAAGAGACATTCATATATTAAAGGATATGAAACTTTTATGTAAACATCATATTTATCTACTACATTTTAAGCTTTTTAAAAATCTGATGAAAAATAAACTAACTCTAAGAAATCATATAAACCTCGTAATATATTTAATCCTACAGACGCTGTTAAAGGCATGTGTGGGTTTATCTCATGGAATGTTCTAAGAATGTTCAAGTAAAGTTACTTAGGTAAATTTATGTTGCCTGGTAAAACACCATTCTAGATAGAAGATTATTTAAATTAATTTTGTGGTGGATAATCTAAGACGTATACATCATCCTCCGATTGTACTTCCTTTGATGCTCATTAATCTAAAATGTTATTATAAATCGATAGTTATATGTTGTCTATAGTTTTACCAATTTTACTTAATAAACTTGGAATTCATGGGCTTCATAGATAAGCAATACTGAGGTTCGTACAGAATTCTAGATCTAGAGTTGTTATGAGAAGAAATTCAAAGAAAAGGCTTAATCTTAATGGTACCGTTTTTTCTGGTTCTCCTTTTCGAACTACCTTAGGTAATACCTTCCGTATCTTTATTATAACCCTTCGACAGATATCTGACTATCATCCTTTGGATAATTATTTTTCTGATGTGCCCTTATCTTAAATTTAGATTTACCCAGGTCATATGGGTGATGATACATTCCTTCTTTTTAGGAATGAAGACCTCAGATAAAAGCATCATTAAACAATTACTAAATATCATTCCCTGAATACACAAGAATTTTAATATTCAGTGTCTGGACTCGTTTATAAAGACATTAAGTTCGGAGTTAATTAGTTTTCGTTCATTTCCAAAACCTATTACCTTGAAGGTGGTGCGAAAGGAGTTAAGTAATCGGATAAGTTATTCCATTTGGGAGCCTACCTCTTAGATCCAACCAACCCTTTGGCTGACACTTGTCAATCAATTAGAGGTGAATTTAATAGTTTATCCTCTATATAATCTCTCCATAATTTCTGTGAGTAGAGGATTCATGATATCAAAGATGAGAACCTCCCTTATCATTACTAAACTAGTAACATTAATGATTGGAATTAATATAAAGTTTCAACTAGTGATACCCTTTATACAGTTAGTTAGAGAGAATTATGTTTGATTGGTTCATCGGATGGTAACTATCAATTGTTTAAAAAATAAATGAATTGACCTCGGTCTAGAAATTTCACTTCTGTTCCTTTGAACAAGCCCGAAGGCTTTAAACTACGATTTGATAATGTGTACGTCAGGAGACGATAAACCATTCATGTGCTCACATGATATTATTAAACCTCACAGTGTGAGGATCCCTTAAGCAAGG